AGGTATTTCAATAAATAGGTTACTTGTATCTTTACTAGATTCCTTGATTTGTCTAATTCTTTTTAAATAAGAAAAATGGGTACATATTTGAATCATCCTGCTCCTATCCAATCCATGATTTTTGAAAAATTGCGTTGCTCCTAAATCAGAATTTAAGTATTCTTCGTGTATCTTTTTATATTCTTTATATAATTCAGGATTTGATTCACTAATAAAATTAAATCGATTATAAATACTGGTGAATTTTTTTGAATCTAAATTATTTTTTTCAGAAAATTTCGTTTTTGGTAAGTCGCTTTTTTTATATTTTTCGCACCACTCATACCAATACTGAATCTCTAAATCAGTAAGTTTTATATTATCTCCTTTCATCCATTATCGCCCTTATTCATTTAATATACTAATAGGCAGTCAAACGACTGCCACATTATGGTGGGAGGGGATGGATTCGAACCATCGCGGCTTTTTGGGCTTAAGATTTACAGTCTTACACATTCAACCACTCTGACACCCTCCCAAATTTCTAATTGCTATCAATTTTCTTAGCAAGCTCAATAACTAAATTATTTAGGTCATTGGTAAAATGCATATTGGCACATTCTAATTCATGGAAATTTGTATCATCAAACCATTCTAATGAATACATATAACCAGACGAATCACTTCCTTCAACAGGCTTAAGCAAGGTCGCTTTATTGTTAATTGTATAGGTCACGTCTTCCTGAGCCAATTGAACTGCTGTATGAGATGCTTTGACATTCATAACACTGTAAGAACAAGCCCCAATGCCTTCATAAGTAAAGTATTCAGAAGCACCAGACCACCCTCCTAATTCTTTATGAAATCCACCCATGACAGTCGCAGCAATTAATTTTGATTGGGCATTACTATTCTTTAACGTTTTATTGGTTGCTATGCTAGGAAAAACAAAAGCGAGTTTAAATTGATTTACACTTGTTTTTAGTCCTGTATAACTATCCATGTCCTTATTTAAGTTTTCATTTAATTGTTTTTTGACTAAATCAGGTGTGACAGAAAACAATTCTTTAGGACGGTTTGTGTAAGTTTTTACAAAACCATTTTCCCTAAATTCAGACAATCTTTTTTCCCCTTTTTCAATGGCTTCTTGAGGCAAACCAAGCATTGAACGAGGAACCAATTTAATTCCAGAATCAGGCAATGGAAGCCCGAGGCTCTCAAGTACTTTCATGTTTTGTTTTTCATCTTCTGCTTTTTGTTCGGTATCACTTAAACCAAAAGCCGTTGCTGATAATGAGATTAATAGGGAACAAATAATTTTAGTTTTCATGATTACCATCCTTCTATAATTTGGCAGTCAGTTGCATGGGTAGATTCGAAAGGAACGTTTTTACTGTATCCCAAAAAATAATGATAACCCCATACTTCCCATGGTGTTTTCACCATTCCCTCGCACCAGTGCACCACCGCGACTCTATCATTATAGATAAATCCTGTATCTTCATGATGCATAACGCCTCCAAGAAAAGGAGGGGCTTTGTGGATACTAACTACTCGCCAATCATAAGGATGACCATACCACCATGTTATTGATTCATTATTAAGACAATTTGCTCGACTATGAACAGTCGTTCTTGTTAATCCGGCATTCGCAATAGTTGCACAAGACAACAAAGCAATACCTGCTATTTTTCCTATACATCTCATATTTAACATCTCCTAAAATTTCCATAAAAAACCATCCTTGTTGTTTTGTCCATTGGCGATGGTAATTGCATTCAGGTGTCCTGGTCATTTGTATGCTCTGCTGTCGCTTGGTTACGACTTCCCCGTGCAGATTTTCACTGCTTACCATCATTGATTTGACGGGCTTTCACCGTCTCCGATCACTATTACTGCCAATCTTCGCAGGTTGCATGAAAGATTTACTTTCTTCGTATGGCCGAGCAACATAGCCTCTCAACCATTACCATGGCTGATTGAGTTCTTTACATAAGAAAATAATGATTACAATAGGAACATAAAAAAAGATTACAACATGCGTGATGATTTTCCTTTTCATATCGACTATCAAATTCATCCCAATCTATTGAATGTCCTGTAAAAAAACAGATAATCCTTTTTATCATTTAGGTGTCCTTAAGTTTTGGTTTCTTTTTTATGGTCTACCCAGTTTAAAGCAAGTTTTAATTTTTTAATGTATTGGCTCAATATGAATTCTCGTTCAATTTTAAATGTACCGGAAATCTTATCGATTATACTTGCTGCAATCATAGAGGGGGCTGTCAATGATTGCAGTATGAAATATTCCCGATCCTCTTCATAATCTCTTGGATCCATTAAACTGATAAATTTTTCCATAAATTCATTTGTTAGATCGGTTAATTTTTTTATATCATCAAGTTTTTTTTCCACATGTACTCCTCACATATAAAAATATTTTTTCTCTCATTCAAAATGGAATTTCGCTGTCCACTAATTCATTAGACTCTTTTGATGCCTGCTCGCAATCTTTTAGATAATCTTCAATCTTATTCTTATCGGGATACCTTGATCCCAATGGACTACCTTTTAACTTATCCTCAGGAATAATTCCACCCTTTTCGATAGCTATTTTTACTTTTACCCTTTTGTTTTGCACAAGCTCAGAACAAAATTTACCCTCTTGAAATTCTTGTAGAATGCCAGCAGACTCAGCGCAATGTATGGCTTTCCAAGTCATTTTTTCCGTGAAGACCAGAAAGTCTCTAATGTCATGGGCTTTTCCATTTTCATCATAAACGCTTACTGTCATATCCATCATGGGATTACCTGTACTTGAGGTTTTATCAATGGACGTGCTTATAACCGCCTCATAGATACCCTCTTTTAGCAATTGATACCGAGCTTCCATTGCTTCTTGTTCTGACATTACTTGATATGAAAATCCCATTATTTAATCTCCTTTTATTTTTTGTGTTAAGTACTCAATACACTTTTGAATTGCATCGCGTGGCATTTCTTCCCATTTCTCAGAATTAGCTTTATCGAGCCACTTTTGATATATCTCTTCAGGAACTTTGAGCAAGTCAATTAGTCGAATTAATTCCAATACCTGAGAAGCTTCTGCCAATTCTTGGGCTATCGCGTCACGCTCTAAAACTTCTTTTCCGTATCGTTTGGCAATTTCATCATAAGAGAATGGAAAGGTTTCGCCGTCTGGAAATGATTCAATCCTTGACTTCTTTATGATACCTATTCGATCTTTGCCACGTCTTTGAATTTCAAATACTAAATCAAATAGATAATCAAGCTTTTTATAACAATCAAAAGTCTGCCCAAGAACAGCCAAGTTTTGTCCGTATTCATTTTTACTATGCGAAGAAATAATCACGTTCATATCCAAACGAAACAACAAATTTAAAAGCTGCTTCATTCTCTTGTTGGCTTCCCCGTAATGCCTACCGAATTCGGAGCCTACTTTTTTCTCTGATTTATCAAGCAAATCATTATAAACCAAGGTCAATGAATCGATAACTAATGTTTTGTAATCATGCTGTGTAGTTAATAGCTCTCTAACCTCATTCACCATTTCATCAAAATCAACCGTCATCAATACCGCACCGTCTACTTTATCAATCGCCTTGACGTATTGAGGCTTGTTTGTCGAGCCTTCGGTATCAATAATATAGGGCTTTGGAAATTGAATCGCTGCCATCGTTTTACCAACGCCGGCAGAACCATAGAATAGACACTTTAATCGTTGTTCAATTAATGCGGGTTTTTTTGCTTTTAAAGCCATTTCTATTTACCTCTTTTAAAAATATGCCAAAATCTTTTTTTCTTTAAACTCAAACGCTCCTTAGCCGTTATAAAATCCATTTTCATTACATTTCTCCGCTGGGTATTAAACTAATATAGCCAATTGCTGCAAATCGAGCTTCTTGTTCTGTATCAAAGAAGTCCTTCGAAACAATAATCCCTTCATCACAAGGATGACATCCATCTGTATAAATCTTGTAATACCATTGATTTGATTCAGTATGATTTATAGGCTTTAATTCGTATTTTATAAATTTATATTGTTCAATCATTAGAATTTCCTCCAGTGAGTTTCACCTGTAACCGTATCTTGTGTAGAGTAATAGCCCATTTCATTATTCATGTTACATAAATAATAGTGGCAGCCTTCATCTAATAAATTTTGAAGTGACTTGGAGTAATAAGTTAAGATATTGTTTCGTGTGACTTGTGCAAATTTTAATCTAGTTTGGGGGCAATTGTTTTCTAGCATGGATAGAAGGGCGCAGGTATAGTCGTTTTCTATTGAAAAATCATTTCCATTAACACATTCTGTTAGCTCTCTTCCTGTATATTCTATGTACAATCGTAGTAGTTCGTCTTGATCGTGGCTTGGAATTTTTGATAGGTCAATGTCGCATCTATCAAAATTATAGTCACCATAATTTGCAATTAATTGTTGTATAAAATTATCAAGTTCTTTAATAGTCATTCTTGTCACTCCTGTGACAGCGCCCTTCAAATCGAAAGGATCGTCAATCCATGACGAATCTTGTTGATTTTCAAAATAAATATGTTTTATACTTTTTATGTTCATAATAAAATCCTTAGACAGATAAGTTATGTTCCAAGGGTCGAAGCGTGATACCTTCGTCCCTTCCTTTTTTACTTTATATACACTTTTTAACCTTTGCTATTTTTTGATTCAACTTGTTTTCTGTATTTTTCAAGACATCCTATAATAACTGAGTTCATCGTTTCCCCAAGAGTCCAAGAATGCGTTTTTAAAAATGTGAACATATCCAAAGGCACTCTTGCATAAATAACTTTTACCGTTTTATCTTCTTTTTTCATCCTGTTTACCTTGTTATTTGATTTAATAAAATGATAGCATAGCAATTATTCTTATTGCAAGATATTTTTTGAAATAATTTGAAAATATTTTTTATCATGTTTAAAAATTAATAAAATTTCGACATATAAAGGTGTTATGTTTATATGATAAACATGACTATACAGGATTATTAGAAAAGAGTTAGAATTGATGGAAGTGATAAGGTGAGTACGTCATGTTCTCACCCATCGAATTTGTCCGAATGAGTACCCACATCCGCCAAGATTATGTATTCATTCTTTATAAACCGGATGCCAAGTTTTGGCGAGTTACGGCTTGAAGCGTCCATACCATGAGAAGATTATAATCATGAGCATAGAAAAATGCAAACCCTCATTTGAAATAGGCGCAACATTAATCCAGCGCGCTCCATTCACTCAGTTATACAATAAAGTTATTCAAAACTGCACCAACATGGAAGCCATAGCAGTTTGGGCATATTTGCAAAGTCAGGCGGACAACTGGCAATTAAATCCCGTTCAATTAAAAACCCATTTTGGTGTTTCAAAAGACAAAATATACAAAATATTAAACTTTATGATGCGTGCAAATTTGCTGATTCGGCATGTGCAAAGGAACACTAATGGTGCACACATTTGCACACATTATACTGTGCTAGATGGCATGGATTACGTAGAGCCAGAGCGGATTGTTAATAAAAATGCACTGCTTCCTGAAAATCAGGATCCTGTAAACCAGGAACCGGAAAACCAGGACATTAAAAAAGAAATAGGTTTAAAAAAGAAAGAGAGTAAAAAAGAAATATCTTTTATTAATAGTGCATCTGACGATGCACAAGAAAAAATTGACAGTTTTTT